CTTGGCGATATTCTCGCAGGTCGCCAAAAAGTTTTCCACAAAGAAAGAAGCAAAGAAAACAAAAGAAAAAGACCTATCGCCGATAGACCGATAGACCTAAAGGATAGGGTAGCACACATGGCAACAAACGGCAATAGTGAAACGCAACCAATGGCGAATGATAGGCCAAAAGGGGATGATCGCAAGTCCAACTCTCGCATAAATGCTCGAAAGAATCAGGAGATAGACGAATATCTGTTACCACTTTTAATGGAGGGAATGATAGCTGAGGATTATTGGAAGTTTCACACCAAGGCGATATATACTCTCGGTCTTGATCGCTACAATCAGCTTGTAATTGAGAGCCGTGAGGGTAAATCACCACAGAAGCTATTAGCATGGAAAGTCAAGGGAGCTATTGAGTTACATTTTAAGAAGCAAATATATCGTAACAGATATAAAGTAGGTGGGTAGGGTATGATACAACACATTACTATCAGGTTGTCAACAGATACAAAGAGACTTTTTCCCCTTACTAGAATGACCTCGGCTCTGTGCTGCTTGTCATAGGTGGAGATGAGCTTGCTCATACTACCTATGCAAGTAAAGCACGAGCTGATACAATATCTGTTATTAGGGGAAAAGTCTTTAACACTTAACAGAGGTAGAGTTCACCAGCACTTGCTCTCTCTCTGCATCTGCATCTCTGTTCCCCCCCCAGAAAAACAATCTCTGACTCCAGATTACGACTATCATTAATCCACTCAGGTATATTCCTACCCCCCACCTCCCCTTCTACCTTTTGTTTTTCTGTACTCAGTTCCCGCACAAAATTTTTTTGGTATACTACCAATATGGCACAACAAGAAGATGAACAACAAACCGCTTTACTAGATATTTCTAGTAAGCATCTTGACCCCTATTGGGTGGACGAGAAACAAAAATTGCTGATCCCTAATAATCCGCTTCATTTCAAGGCCCACAAGCTGCAAATTTTGTTGGATTTGTTATCATCTCAGGCCAAAAAAAATCCAGCTCAATTTAATTCTAAAAATTATATTGATGCATTAAACGAGTACACAAAGTGTATTGAAGCAGTAAAGGCAGGCAGAAATGAAATATTGGACGAGAGCGGAGTGGATTCAGTCGGGCAGTCAGGCTCAGAGGAGAAAGACGGCGAGATTGAACCCATTAGCATGGATTCTTGAGTATCAGCCTACGATTTTGTTTCCAGGTAAGGGCTATATTCCGCTTGAGCCATACCCATTTCAACAGGATTTTATTGCCTGCCGTGATAAATTGCGAGCGATTAACAAGCCTCGTCAGTGTGGAATTTCTACGATAGCAGCGGCTGAGGTCGCCTGGGAATTTTGCAATGTGCCAGGTGCTCAGATTGTGATTATTTCCAAAGACAAAGATGCTGCGGTGAATTTTCACACCTATGTTTATCAGATTTTGCGTTCTGTTCGCAAAAACGATCCGAATTTTCCGAAAATTTTGAAAGAAAATGAGCGTGTTACCACTAATGTTAATGGCTGCAAGATCACTTCCCTTGCCGCTGGTGCAGAAACTGGCCGATCATTTTCTGCAACGCATTTGATTTTTGACGAGATGGCGTTTGCTCAGTATGCAGACGACATTTGGCAGGCTTCATCCCCTACCCTATCACGCACAAATGGCCGTGCAACGGTTATTTCAACACCTAAAGGCCGAGCAAATTTGTTTGCTCAGATTTTTGAAAAGCAAGATCACATGGGATTTACGGTTTTTAACTATGGCTGGTGGGATGTGCCTGATTACAATCCATTTTATGCTGAAATGGTTGCGGCTGAGGGTGCTCATGAGAAAAAACAATGGATTGAAAAAGCAAAAACTGGTGAATGGTACAAAAGAAATCGCCCATCAAAGACTGAGCTTGCTTGGAAGCAAGAATTTGAGGGTGCTTTTGATGCCAATGTTGGCTCTGTTTTCTCAACTCGCCAGCTTGAGAAAGTATTCCATAGGAATTGGCTGCAACGCCGAGACGATCCACGAGGTATTTTTGACGAGTGGTGGGATGTGCCTAAAGAAGCAAATCACCAGTATTTTACTGGAATTGACCTAGGCCGCAAAAATGATGCTACGGTGTTGGTTACATACGACTATACGACTTTTCCTGCTCGTTTGGTTGCTTACAAGTATGTTGAGCCAGGGCGTGCAGATTGGGATTTATTGGACGATGCTATTCGCAAGCATTTGGAGTATTGGGATGGCGAGGCTCGCCATGATGGAACTGGCGTTGGCGACTCTATAACTGACGCTTTGTATGGGCTTTCAGAGCCGTTTATGTTTACAAAAATGAAGAAACAGCAGATAATAGAAACTATGCAACACGCTTTTGATAAAAAACAGCTTAGAATTCCAAAAATTGGGCGGCTGTTTCGTGAACATCAGCGTTACATTTGGGATGATAAAGACATTGTGCAGGACTGTGTTATGGCCAATGCTTTAGCTGTTAGCGGATTTTATGAGGAAGATGAGACCTTTGTTGGCGTATCAGATTTAAGCTATGTGGAGGCAGCATGGTAACAAAAATTGAAGTGCAAGATGTGAGCAATATTCCAGGCGGCAAAACTGTTTTTGAGTACAATGCTGAGCTTGAAAAGGTCATGAATGATAGCACAGCTTGGAAAAACGAAATGGATCAATACCGTGAGTTTTACCAATATTCTGCAATGTACCCATCAAAAAGTGGTGATTCTAAGCAAAAAAATGAGCTTCGCTCAAATATGCTTAGAGTTTTTGCTGATAAAAATATTCACTATACTTCCCCACTTCCAATTTTCAAAGTGCCGACTACTGGTGCTGATCCGCAACTTAGGCAAGCCGCCTCAATCCGAGAAAAAATTATTTACGCTGTTCACCGTGCTAGCGGCACAAAACATCTGCAAACCCTCTGGGCATTTGATACAACCGTTGAATCCGTGGCGGTTGCTGAAACCGTTTTTGACTTGAAAAACCGCTGCATGAAAGTGAAGCGGTATGATCCACGGTTTGTATTTTGGCAGTATAGCAACGACAACGAGCGGCGTGTTGTTGCTTTTTGGGCTGTTTTTCCGATTACAAAAGATGAGGCACAGCGGCGTTATGGTGTAACTCCTACCATGAGCGTTATTGATCCAACAAATATTAAAACTCAAAGTTTGAGCCGTATTGATGGCAAAGATTGGTATTTGATGGCAATACGCTGGGATGAAAACACGAGAACAGCCTGGGTAGGCGATAAATTTATTGAGAAGCCTCACAATCACATGATGGATGGAATCCCTGTTGATATTTGTATGCCGTTTTATGATGGTAATACAAACAGGCGAGGTGCTTTTTATCTTGAGCCGCTTGTGCCACTTCAAGCTGAGCTGAATGAGACACTTAGACAGCGTGCAAATATTGTACGCCGTATGGCCAACCCTGTAATTTGGGGGCGAGGTATTGTGAATCGTCAATTTGACGAGACAAAACGAGCTCTAGCAAAGCCAGGCGGTGGATTTGTAGGCTTGAAACAGAATGGCGAGCTTGGAGTTTTGCAAATTAGTGATACTAAGATGCTTCAAGAACACCAAGCAGATATTTTAGCTCAGATGATGCGTGCTGCTGGTTTTGGTGCTGCTGCATTTGGTGAAAGTGTTGGTGCAAATACATCTGGTGATGCACTCAGTATGTATTTCAACCCTACACAACGCTCCATTGATCACCAAAATGTTTCTTGGACACAGTTTTATGAAAGTATTAACGCCAAAATTCTTCGTGGCTATGAGAAATTTGGTAAAACTGGCGAGAAATTTAAGCTATCTGGCTATGCTCCTACTGGTACTCTGCTCTCTATTGCAAACAGCAACGATAGTGAGTCAAAAAATCAGTACCAGTATGGAGGTTTTGATATTGAATTTGATAAATCAGTTATAGATGGAAACTATACCAGTGTTGCAATTCCACAGGCTGCGACTCCTAAAGACGAGTTGGCGAATCGCCGACTGTTGATGGAGGCCGTAAAGCAAGGCGTGATCAGTAGAACAACTGCTTACGAGGAGTGGGGAATTATGAGCCCAGAGGATGAACTTGCATTACTACGAGCCGAGCAGGAAGATCCAGCGTTGAATCCTCAAGGCGTTTCTTCCATAATGGGAGCAGTAGATAAGATGCAAGGAGGAATGGGCGGTGTTCAACCTAGTACGCAACCTGGCGAGCAAAGCTTATAATGCGATCCGCTCAGTAGTTTCTGGCCAACAAAAAAAGCCATCTGGTGGAGGTGGCGGAGGTGGTGGCTGGGGTACTCCTGTACAACAACAGCCAGCAAAGCCATATAATCCAGCAAAGCCATCTAATCCAGTGAGTGCCATTGGTGGATTTGTTTCAAATCAAAAATGGCTTCCCTCACCTGTCAGAAATTTTGCAGCCGAGGCTGCTCAGAGAGCCGCTGCTGCTGAGGCCGCTGCTCGTGCTGAAGCTGCTAGGATCAAAGAAGAAAACCGCCGCCGAGTTCAAGGCCAGCTAGATCAGAAACGAGCCCAGAGCCAAGCTGCTGCACAAAAAGCTGCTGCTGGTGCAATGAATTGGCTTAAAAAGACAATCGGTAAGTATGATGTGAAATATCAGAATGGCGATTGGGGCAAGATTTTTGATAAGTCTGGTAACTATAAAAATCAAGGTGGTATTGATGGTTGGCTTGCTGGGTTTGCTCAACGAGCTCTTGATCCAGATGTGAAAAAAGCCAAAGCTGATTGGCAAAATTGGTATAACAACACTCAAGAGGGGCAGGCTCAAAAGGCAACTGATGAATTTGAGAAAGTTAAACAGGAATATAAAGCCAAGGCTGAAAAGCTTGGCCAAAATGTTGGTAAGAATCAAGGTGGTGTTTTTGGCTGGTTTGATGATGTGAGTGGTGCTGATGATCGCCGCAAAAAGAAATTTGCCGAGGAGCAGATCAAAAAGCTCCAAACTGATCAAATTAAGCGTTATGAAGATAAGCTCAATAATGTTTTGAAGTGGCAGGCGGCTAATAAGGCCACACTTGAAAAACAAAAATTTGCTTCGCAAGCTGAGTATGATGCTTATCTCAAAGTTGCTGCTCAAGAGTCTGAGCTGATTAAGGATTTGGAATATACCAGAGCTGCTACAACAGGCTCTATGGAGGGCTGGGGTAAAGTATATGAGAGCAAGGCCGTCAACACTGGTTCAAAGGTTGGTGGCTGGTTCTCTGGTGCAATGAATAAAGTTGCCGAGAATCCACTTTTTAAGTACACCATTGGCGGCGGTTCTGAGAATATTCCAAGTGTTGTTACTGCTCCAAGTCGTGTAATTAACTGGTTTGGTAATGTCAATACTCCAAATCGTGATATTTACAAATATGGTGGTGAAACAGCAAATCGCTTGAATGATAAAAAGAATGCTTGGCAGTCTACTTTCAATCAGAGAAATTTCAATATAAGGCCGTACACAGACAAATCTTTTGATAAAAATGCTGCATTAAAAGCCGTAACTGGCAAAAATGCAAATTTTGGTTATAACCGAATTGATAATGATGATCGTGGTGCTGGTTCTATGCAGCGTATGGCTTTGGCTGGTAAGTATCAGAAAGCAAAAACTGATGCTGAACGAGATAAAATTTTACAAGAAATTTGGGCTGAGTATAACAGGGCAAATCGTAATTCAAATAGTTTGCAAGAATTTGCGGCTGATCCTCTGTTTTTTGCTAGTGCATTGAAAGTTGGCAAAGCAACAAAGCTTGTGAGTGGTGCTGAGAAAATAGCCGCTGGAACATCAAAGCTTGCTAAGCCTGCTGGCTGGTTTGCCGAAAATGCAAAGCGTATTGGTGCTGTAACAGAGGCCGCAAAAACTAGAGTTGGTGAAAATAAGGTGTTGCAATGGCTCAATAAAGAACATAAAACACCTGGCCAGAATCTTGCTGAGAAAATTGATGCCGCCAAACTAGCTCAAGGCGGTGCTCAGGAGCGTATTTTGGATCGTGTAAATGCTTTGAATAAAAAGCTATTGAAAAATCCAAAACTAGACACATCAATTATTGATGATGTTATGCAGTTAAGTGATAAAGAAATTGCTACATTAAAGCGACTGAAAAACGGTGAACTTGCTGCTAGAGATAAAATTAAGTATTGGACACGCTCGGGCGGCCTTGGCTCAAATCCTGCTGCTCAGAAAGTGAAAGATATAGCGAAACGGCTTGATGAATGGTCTGAGTTGCAGTCAAAAGCCGACAAAGTAACAGGCTCTAGATTTGGCCAAAAAACTGGCCGAGTATATTTGCCACAAACTAATTTTATTGATGATTTAAGCGAGTATAATTTCCGAAAATTCAAAAAAGGTACTGGCCCATCAACAGCCAAGGATTTGCGACAATCGCTTATTGATCGTTATTTTGTGAGCAATCTTGATGATGTTCACGCTGCTGAGCAGATTGGCAAAAAAGCTCGTTGGTCTAAAGAGCGAGAGCTTTTGCTGAAACAATATGATGATGCTGTATTGCCTGCTCGTGCTGAGGTGAATGAGGCTTACCGAAAATCACGCAAATTTATTGAAGTTGATCGCAAGCCTGGTCTAAAAGGGTTTTTTGGGCCAAGGCAAGTTACTATCAATAAATCTAAACGAGCTCTTTTGAATACAGCAAGTGATGTTGTATCTGCTCCAACTCGTGCTTGGAAAAAGGCAGTTTTGAAATTTAATCCTGCTTGGACTGTGAACAATGTTTTATATAACACTCAGGCTAACTATTTAGCATCAGGCAGCAAAGGTTTGATTGAACAGGCCAAAATGTTGCGGCCAAAAAACTGGGAAAAAGCTATGGCTGACTTGCCAGAGGGTGTTCGCACTAATCTATCAAAAGAGATTGGTAAGGGCGGCAAATTGAATCGTTTTTACAATAATGTTGAGGACTGGTCTAGGGTATCAGCATTTCGTGGTGCAAAAGCAAAAGGCTTGACTGATGAGCAAGCTTTGAAG